AGTGCTGTCGCTTCTGTGCTCACTTAAGACAGTGTACCGTTCACGCTTTGCGTTCACTCACATCTGTACGGAACTAACATTAAAAAATTTGTACCAGTGTTTACTGGTACAAATTTTAATTTAAATGTATAAGAACTCTGATAAATGTTTTTTAATTATTTCATCTAATTTGTCTGAAAATAATTTAGCCATTGCGTTATAACCTATTGCAGTGTAGTGATAGTTGTTGTATAGGGATGTGAATGGTAGGCTATTAAGTTCATTTATGCAGTTCATATAATAGTAGTTAGAATAATGCTTTTCCATATTTTTGTATACTGCATTTACATTTATAGTAGAAGAGCCAAACCCAACACCTCTGCTAATACCAGTGCTAATTATAAAGCAATTTGGTGATATCTTTTTTAATTCTTCTATTACTCTACTAACGTAGCTATATAAGGTGTTATTAGTAGTACCTATATCACTTTCAGACCCAATAGTTTGATTAACTTCATTAGCACCCATACATAAAATATATAAAGGCATTTGACCTATTTTTTTAGCGTATTTTAACCCCCATTCTTCACTTGTTTCGTTCAACCACGATAAGCATGTTGCACCACTTTTACCACTCCAATACACGTCATTATTGTATTTATTTTTAATAAAACTACTCCATGATATATCTTTATCTTCTGATACTGCTGTCCCATCTTTAAGAGTATGATATCCTACGCTTAAACTGTCACCAACACTGCAAAATTTTCGAAATAAATTAAACCCTTTTGGGTAATATGATTTTTCCTCTTTTGGGTTTGATAGTTCAATCCAATTACCCCAGTTAAAGTTAGGAGCTGAACCAGTATTTGATCTAGTAAATACTCTATTTTCACCGACAAATAATTGATACCCACCCGGCTGATTACTCCTGTCGCTATACTGAAAAGTTGATAAGCACCCAATTGCGGGGCTAATAGGCAAATTTTTCATTATATCGTCAGTAATTTTATATAGGTAAATTGTTTTATTTAATGGAGCATTGTTTAAGTTATTGAAATAGTCACCAATAGTAGACGGGATAATAATAATATCTGAAGCTCTGTATGAGGATTCACTTGAAATTTCAATCCAATTACCCCATGTAAAGTCAGGTGCTGAACCACTATTAATTCGGGTAAATGCTCTATTTCTACTCACAAATAATTGATACCCACCCGGCTGATTACTCCTGTTACTATACTGAAAAGTTGATAAGCAACCACTTGCAGGACTAATAGGTAAATTTTCCATCATGGTATCAGTAATATTAAGTAGGAAAATTGTTCTATTTAATGGAGCATTGTTTAAGTCATTGAAATAGGAGTTAATGTTTCCTGCTGAAATAAGAATATCTGATGGATGATATGTTGTTTCATTCGAAATTTCAATCCAATTACCCCAGTTAAAGTTAGGAGCTGAACCAGTATTTGACCTAGTAAATACTCTATTTTCACTGACAAATAATTGATACCCACCCGGCTGATTACTCCTGTCACTATACTGAAAAGTTGATAAACAACCAGTTGCAGGGCTAATAGGTAAATTTTTCATTATGTCCGAGCTAATTTTGTATAAGTAAACTGATTTATTTATCGGGGCATCATTTAAATTATTGAAATAAGTATCAACATTACTAGGTAAAATAATAATATCTGATGGCGCATAACTGTTAAAAGCGCCGTATATCAATCCACTGTCTTTCCAATTCCCCGAATTATAGTAATAAATATGTCCGTTAGATTTTAGCACATAAACCAAAAGGTTATTAGTCATGTCACTTACGGAATCTACAAATGATGGTAATGAATTATTACCAATAATTGGTTTTAATAGAGTACTTAAACTGCCATCTTCCGACATTACATCCAGTTTATTATTAATTTCTTCTTGTACATCAAGTGTACTAAAGTATTCATTAACATACCCTTGTAGCTTTTTATACGCTTCATGCAACCCAGTTACATCACCCTCAAGCACACCCGTATCTTCCATGGTTTTATTTAGATAATCAACCACTTTACATAATAACTCATAATAACTCAAACTATCATCATACACCAACGGCAATACCTTTTGACACCAAAATCGAAACGGCTGTAAGTCCGTATAATTTCCTAAAGTAGGTGTAAAATTAGCCGGGTCTTTTTTTACAATATCTCTTGCACTCATAACTTTTATCTCCTTTCATTACCATAATCCAAAGAAAAGTTCTTCAAACTCATTAATAACTTTCATATCAATGTTCAGCATAGTATCCCTAAATTCAGTCAGCATTTTACTGTAACTCGTTCCACTCACTTTACCTGCTACTTTTTCCGTGTAATCTTCCGTGCTATTAATACTTTCCGTATAGTCAGTTCCACTATTACTAGTTACACTGCTGTTAGAACTTCCCTCGCTAGTATTCTTTCTAGCACTCGTCAAATAGTTCTCACTTTCAAGACCATCCAAACCACCCTGCGGTGTGTCACTGTACAGTTCTCTATCAGTAACATTATTACTTGAAGTTCCGCTACTATTTTCACTCACATCAGTACTACTAGTTTTCCCATCTGTCCCAGTTCTCTTATGTGTTCTTTCAACGCTGTAATCTTTCAATGGATCAAACTCAAGTAAAGCACTTTTGTAAAGCTGATTGTAATACGGCATGATTTCCTCAAGTTTTGTATTCATCCACAGTTTCCAAATGCCAACAGTTTCTGAGCAAATCTCTCTTAAATAGTAATGTTTCAAAATCTTCTTGCATAAAACACTTCTATATGTTTCATCAAAGAAAGTACAGTTAGTTGTAAAAATCTTGTTCCAACTATTCTCAAGTACTTCATCCACGTTGTCACAGCCTTTGCTTTCAGCAAGACCGCTCTTACTCTCACAGATAAAGCGAACCTCTGTTGTGTATTTACTCACTAGCACCACCACCTAACGTATCAATACCATTTGGCATATCTAAGTCAATATTCTGAAAATCCTCTCTATAATTAACTTCAATATCCAAACCAAACATCTCATTTATTTTTTCAACAGCCTGTCTCCTGCTCTCAAGTCTACTGTATCTTGAACTAATTGTACTGCCCTGTGAGCTTGACACCTCGTCTGTAATTAGTCTTTCTTGTTTGTTAATATTCAAGTTACTGATTCCAAGATATGTTAATGCTTCATTCCATATTTGATTCTTTAACTGATATAACTTATCTGCAACATAAGGAGCTTGTGTACTGATTGCTTTAATTCCATTTATATCAATATTATTGTCTGCAAAGATGAACGGTGTGTTACCGTCATACTGCATATACAGATTTTTCATTGTTAGTCTTTGTTTCTCATTACACTGAATCAGAATAGGTGTTTTCTGCGCTTTTGCATTGACATCAACACTTCTGTCTAAGTCCCATAGGCGTTTAGCGTATAACTGGATATCTGTGACACTGTTGGTTCTAAGATAATTATTCCATATGATAACACTGTCTTTATCATTTAGAACTTTTTGATAATTGTTATAACAGGAATAAGCACGCCTTGTAATAGGGTTACCGTATACATCAAAATTACCTTGCTGAATACAGTCAAGACATAGCTCGCCTAGTACATCATCTTTAAAGAATACAACGCTACCAGTTTCAAACAATCTTAACTCAATATAACGAGGGTCTACTGTACTTGGCAAATTTTTCCACTCAAACATAGACATTGACAACTCCATCAGCCGTCTTAAATATTGCATATACGTTAAAGTATTTGTAAACGTAATTTCTTCAAAGTTTGTTCTTTTTCTTCTACCCACTGTTCTCACCTCTCTTTACGATGGACTGTTATCTAACGAATAGTCGCCTATTTCATCACCATTTTTCCAAAATGTAATACCATGATCATAAATACTGCACAGTTTTTTCGCATCGTCCGCTGGTACGTTGCCTATTAGGTAACACCCAACCGTTTTTACATAGTTCCAATGCGGCCTGCTATTAAAGTTCGGATGTTTAACTCTTTTAACAGCGTAACCATACATGTTAAAATAATCATCAATCATTTTAGCATACTCAGCTGTGATACTACATCTACCGCCGTAAAAATTTTTAGTTCCGTTCGCTACCTCTACAGACCCGCTAAAAACATTACCTCTAGTAATATCTGCTTTAATACTGGCTTGATACCCTTGCATTAATAAATTGCCTGCATGGTTCATGTTATTTGAAGCTTCAGGTAAAGGTATCATACCCCCTAAACCTAGCCCAAGACTTAGACCACCAGTAATTGCTGTAGCTGTTATAGGTAAGCTGTTTTGCGCAAGCCACGCTCTAAAAGCGTCCGTACTCCAACTGCATAAAGGGTAATCGGATAAGGTTAACATTTCTGTTGTTAATGGTACATCTTTGCACCCTTTATAATACATTGGTTTAATAGCAACTTGCACAGGATATGAAATAGGCACATCAATATTAAACTGCGGTAATAAATCGTCAAACAATTCATATCTATAAATAGCACTTTTATTTCCTGCGTTTACACTATAAAAGTTATATGGATATGTGTACAATTTTTTACATTTTGGTTTGTACCCATCTAATGTTAAATTTTCTGTTAATTTTGCCGCATTTACAGTCGTATTGTAACATGACTGTGATTTAGTCACATTTACACCCTTACCAGTAGGAATTGCAGTGCCAACAGCTATAACAGGACACATATACATTGCAACAATGGCTTCAGGTTTCTGTGCGTATTGATTTAAGAAATTTGTTATTGTTTCTGTATCGTTTGAATTAAAAGCGTGTAAACTACAGCCGCCGTAAATACCATCATACAAATTTCCGTTTGGTGAACCGGATGTATCGTTAACCATAATGATAACTGCTAAAGGTTTAATCGTTTGTAGCAGTGAACCAAAATCATTGAATACATATTCACCTGTATCAACGTTTTCAGGCTCATAGTGTTCGCCTATTTGGTCTGTAACAGGATGCTCACGCTCTACAAAACAAGCGTCCACATTATGAACAAAAAACCATGTCTGCATTACATCAATTTCAAAAGTAACGTTTGTACAATTATCATTTACGTATTCAATAGATGTAATAAACGCATAAAACCATTTACTTCCATATGCTGTGTTTCTAAACATCATATAATTGCAATTATAAATGTCATCTGCTTTTACATCCAATGTTGCAACACCCTTATTAACTCTTAAATAGGATTGTTTGTCAAATTTTTTTCTCACGTATTTCGAAAAGTAATTGTATTGAGCTGTGTCTGTTTTGAAATAAATTGTGTGTTCATACGTGTTATCAAGTGGTATACTATGTAATAGCCATATATCTGAATTTGGATTGATATACATTTTTACTCCTTTTTATTAAGAAAAGGGTATCATCTTAGCAATACCCTTTTCTTGAATATTAACCCCGCTTAGTTAATTCAATAGCTGTGTCAACTGTAGTTGCACCTGTTACATTTGTCTTGGTTGCTTTATACTTAACACCGTTGATTTCTGCTTCAAGTGAAATTTCTGTAGCAAGCTGTGATTTCGGAATCATCAGAACGCCGTATTTCTGCATTGCAATACCAGCACTTGTCATTGCTACTGTCTGAATGAAGTTTACGTTCTGTGCTTCAAGCCCTGCATTCTCAAATTTTGGTGACAGCGTAAATACTGTTGCGTAATCTGCTTCGTCCTTTGTATCAACATGAACTGTAATTGTATCAGGGGTTGCAATGTTTGCGTCACTTGTAACAAATACTACAGCATTTGCGAATGGCGAACTTGAAATTGTTTTCCATGTGTGATAGAAGTAATTCCAATACAACCCGCTTGCCACGTATTTTTCAGTGAATTTGTTGTTGTTGTCGTAAACCTGAAACCAATTTTCATCACAGATAACAGCTTTTACATTTGCAAGCAAAGCAAGTTCTTCTGCTGTTACTTCTTCAATACCTGTTGAATTAGCTCTGATAACTTCAAATCTGTCATTGTCAAATTCTGTCCAGTTATCAATGATATGAAGTCTTCCAATGAAATCCGCCTTTTCCATGTTAAACGCACTAGCTAATACGTTAACGTCAAATTGCGCATTGAAAGTGGCGTCCATGAAAATAACCTGTCTATCTTTTGGTGTATTTGTTTTAACGCCTGCAATGTTATTATCTGCACTGATAAACTGGAGGAGGTTAGATGTTGCTCTAAACTGTACAGCGCCATCTTTCAGGTCTGTACCATCACCGATAGATTTTGGTTTCATCTGTCCATGTGCGATTGCTTTAATAAGCAGATACTTAAACATTAAGAATTCATCATACTCAGCCGCCGTATATACGCTATCTACGATTTTAGCAATTAAAGACTGAACGCCATCCATAGAAAGAAACGCCTGTTTCAAATCTTCGTCCTGAATTGTTACTGGATACATTACTCTCCAATTCATTGTATGAAATGCAGAACGGACATCAGGGAATGTTCTTTTAAATTCCCTTGCGCTCGCTTTTTCTGCTGAGAATTCGACAACATTTGCAATAGATACGAAAATATCTTCCACTGTTTCACCGAATTCAAGATATCCTTTTTTAAGTCGTGAATAAGGGTTGTTAAATGTTGCACTCTGCATACGCACTGTAGCAATACGATTTACAAGTGCGTTTAAAAACTGGTTAGCAAAAGCAGGTGTACCGTAGATAATTTCACCAACTTTCGGAATATCTTCCGAAGTTTCTACTTCAGGTACACTCTGTTGATAATCATATGACGCATTATTTCTAATTACGTTCATGATGTCAATGGTTGACGCATTGAGTGTGCTTGTTGCAATTCTTCTTGCCATAATTAAAATCTCCTTTACTTAAATAAATCTTCAAAAGTTTTTGGGCTCATTTCTCCCCCTTTTGGTTTAGGGTCAGGCGGTTCTATTGGGGCACTGCTGAAAAATCTTTCTGTATATTTTTTTCTCCATTCTGCATCATTATCTTTGTAACGCTGTTCCCAGTTTTCGCCGTCACCGTTTGCACGTGTTTCAAGGTCTGTTAACGTGTCTGTAACATCTTCCAAAAAAGAAATCGTTTCATCATCTGTCTGTTCGCCAACTCTAGCACGAATAGATTCCAATAATTCTTCTCTTGTTTTTACTGACATTCTTCCATCTCCATTTCTAGTAGTATCTTATCATCATCCACAGTGGCATTTTTTTCTTTTTCGATGATGGTGTTCCACCACCACCGCCCCCCGCACTATAAAAACGATACATCAAAACAGCATTGTTAAGTGCCTGTGATTCTGACAAGTAATACTTAGGTTCTGTTTCCCATGTTGTGATACTTGAATCGTTTGCATGTTGCTGAATATAATCATACGCTTTATATGCAAAATCAATTCTTTCTTGTAAAGCTGGAACCCCCGCCCGCTCCCAACATCTCTCAAACGCTTCTGTTAACTGCGGTATATTAGTAATGCTACTTGTCAAGAATTCCTGCAATGATGTAATTCCTGCAAATTCTCCCTGCCAGTCATTTTCTACAACTAAGTATTTCATCTGCCCGACAGGATCTGTACGTTCATAACCATTCGCTTCTAGCCATGTATATAACGCTTCACGCCTTGAACCATCCCACTGAAAGATGCCAAACGCTGTACCGCCTTGTTGCCCTAATGTTGGGTTGATATGTGACTCTCGCCACGCATTTCCCGCTAATGCAGATACTACATAAATGCTTGCACCGTATCCAGTTGCACCACCATTACCATATCGAAACAATCTTGTGAAACTACGCTTATAGTTGGTATTACCGCTTGTATTACCTATGCTTACTTGATATTCTAACGGGGCATTGTCTGTGTGTGCACCCATGAATACGCCTTTACCGTCACCACCTAAGTAGCACATTTCTGTATGTCCACTTGTCCATCCAATGTCACCTGGCTTATATTCTCCGTGGGCGTCTACCTCAGTAAACCCTAATTCTAATAAACAGTTAATCATTGAAGCTGTTGTAAAAGCGTTATGGTTAGGTGCATAACTAGGTGTTTCAAATCCACCTGCAACTAAAGCATAATTAATAAATGAAGAGCAGTCATAATAAGTTATTCCACCAACTGTCTGCCTATTTCTGTATGTTTGTGAATAACCAACGTTAGGGGCATTACATGTTTGTATTGCCCATGAGTATGCTGTATCAATACTTGGCATTTACTTTTCACCTTTCTACGGTTTCATCAATTTTCCTTTTTTACCAAGTGACACAAGCTTATCGTTTTGTGGTGCTGTTCCTCTATAGTTAGCTACACCGTTTTTACTTGCAATACGTTGCCGGTATGAGTAACTGGAATCTACACCGATTGACTTTAAACAATCAACAATAGAACAGCTACTTGATTTAAATACTGGAAAATATGTTTCACGTGAAGCATTTGTCTGCGGTTTTGCGATAGGTGGCACATTTGTTTTACATCCAAGAGCTGACGCAATAGCCATTGCACATTTTGTAGAATCCCAACGACTTACATCGTCTTTATCATCTACAAAACAGCATTCAATCAGAATGGCTTTTGCTTTTGTTTTTCTAAGAACATACAAGTCTTTTCGGTATTTCACAGGAGAACCGTGAAATCCAATACCAAGAGTATTAGCTATGTTCTCTGCAATCCTATATGCTACACCATAGATTCTATCATCATACCCATAGACTTCAACTCCACCACATTTTCCGTCACCTACTCTGTCGTTTCTTGCGCTGTTTAGGTGGATTGAAATATCTAAGTCAACATTGTGCGCATTACACTTGGAAACAATAGCAGATAAGTTTGCTCCTTGGCTTGTGCTATAATCGTCTGTACAGTCATATACTGTGTCCCCATCAGCTCTTAACAGTTCGATTAGTTTGTTTTTTACATTTCTGTCTTCATCAACTTCATCCAGTAAATCACTAGCACCTCTACATTTTAAAGAGTGCCCACCGTGTACGTTATACACTGCCATTCTCATCACCACCCAATTTGTCGCATAACTTCTGTAGAATCAGCGTGTTGTTATTCAACGCTTCTGTTACACTGTTCATCTCTTCTTTGTGCGAATCTTTTTCTTTCAACATATACCAAAACATAGCTCCGCACATTACGATTGGGAAACCAAGCGTTGAGATTGCCGTAGTTACTGCATTTACATCCATTGCTTTAATCACTTCCTTTCTTATTAAATTATATCATATTCTCACAAATTTGTCAATAATAGATACTATATCTATTAATAAACATGATGTATAGATAATAGACACGGTGTCTATTAAAATACATACTGTTTAATAATTGACAGTTTGTCTAATTTATGCTATAATATATAAGAGGTGATAAAATGAGTTATTATGATGGTACAAAACTATTAAGCCTATTAGATCTTAACAATAAAAGACCTGAGATATATATGGTAACTAGCAACAGAACAGGCGGTAAAACTACTTATTTTGGTAAACTGGTTGTTAATAAATTTTTATCAAAGGGTGAAAAGTTTGGATTATTATATAGATATGATTACGAACTTAGTGGTGTAGCAGAGAAATTTTTTAAAGATATTAAGGAATTATTTTTTCCTGATTATGAAATGACAAGCAAACCAATGATGCATGGAAAGTTCCATGAATTATTTTTGAATGAAGTTTCCTGTGGATATGCTATGGCACTTAATAATGCAGATGCTGTTAAAAAGAATTCACATATGTTTAGTGACATTAGTTGTCTTATTTTTGACGAATTTCAAAGTGAAACAAACCGTTATTGCTCTAATGAAGTAAAGAAATTTATTTCAATTCATACCTCTATTGCCCGTGGTCAAGGAAAGCAAGTTCGTTATGTGCCAGTTTACATGATGGCGAACCCTGTGTCATTGATAAACCCATATTACACGGCTATGAAGATTTCAAACAGACTTAAATCTGATACGAAATTCTTAAGAGGGAATGGATTCGTACTAGAGCAGGGATACAATGAAAGCGCAAGCAAGGCACAGACAGAGAGTGCTTTTAATCGTGCATTTATCACCGATGATTATGTCGCTTATTCTGCACAAGCTACTTACTTGAATGACAGCAACGCATTTATTGAGAAACCTGTTGGAGAATGCACTTATGTTGCTACACTTAGATACCTCGGAAGAGAGTACGCTATTAAAGAGTATATGGACTTAGGTATTATTTACTGTGATGACAGAGCAGACAAGACTTACCCTTATAGAATCAGTATTACTACAGATGATCACAACGTCAACTATGTGATGTTAAAGAGCAATGACTTGTTCTTATCTAATATGAGATACTTCTTTGAGCGTGGTTGCTTTCGTTTCAAAGATTTACAATGTAAAGAAGCTGTATTACAGGCTCTTAGTTATTAATTGGTATCATCTACTGTCAGAAAGCGAAAAACATAGTGACAGACCGCACGGGTGAAAGATACCGCTGTTTCTATGGTCGGGGTTGCTCCCTTACCGTAACAGGTTTTAGACCGTTTTCACCAGTAGTCAATGATATAATAAAAGGTACTTTGTTTCGTATGAAACATTGTACCTTTTATGTTTTTACTTATCTAATTTTAATTCTACTTCTTTATTAAGTATTTTTTCTTGACTGAATTTTCTATGTTTTCTAGCATCTCTTGGTATATGTGGATATGTTGGATCATAGCATTTATATTCGTAAAATTGGCAGTCAACACACCCTTGTGCATATCTACTTGTGCAAATATCAATCAATTCTTTCACTGTCGTTTTCATGTAGTTCTACCCCCTCATTGGTATATAATGCTTTTGCAAGTTCAGGCGAACTAACACATAGCCAAAAATAATTCATAAATTCCATTGGTATATAGCCGTCTATTCTAGCTATACAATCACCATTTTTGCAGTACTTACAACAATCGCATGTAGTATCGTAACAATTCTTAACAATATCTTGTAATCTTACTTTCATATTTATTACCTCATTTCATAACTTGTTTCTACCAGTAACACTCCACCCCTCATTCTCTTAGGGCGTAGCTTGTCGGGTACTTTAAGTCCTATTTTAAAATCTGATAAGTTACGTATAACTGGCTTACCGTCTTTAAACAAGAACTGCTTTTCCTCTTCTGTCCATTCTTTGTGCGTTCCTGTTCTTGGTTCTGTATAACCTTTTATATCTGCGTTGCCTTGCATTGATAATACGAACAGATTCTTGCACTTGTTTGGCATCCCTGCACACTTCACGTCATAAAATGGCTCTTCTATTGGTTCTCTGTTTTCATGCGTTACTCGTTCAATATATGTCTTTTGCCTTGTGAATGTAGCAACATCCCAACACGACTCCAATGACCATGAGTTGAACTCTGTCGGGTGTTCTCTTATTCCTACAATTTCATCAGGTAGTAAATCACAATGGATAGAATCAGTATCCGCATAAATAAAACCTCTTTCATTAACACCATGGTAATTCTTTTGGGCAGCTCGAATTGTAAATTCTCTTGCATATGATGTAATAGCAGAACCACAAGGAATGTAACCTGCTTTCTTGTTGTTCTCTTCCTGCCGTATAAAACCCAGTGATTCGTCATCTTTCACGTATGCAATCTTGAATGAACTATCTTTAGAGGATGCCTGCTTTCCATAAAGATTATTAAGAAATAGCTTTGCAAGAGTCCGTTGTGCGCCCTTGCTTTTCTTCTTAATCTCTGCGTATTTATTGATATATTCGTCATAGATACCTTTCATGGAATAGAACCACACACCGTCTATGATTTCAAAATCATATAGGTCATAGTGTTCAAGCATTAAATAATAATCTGTACACGTAACTACCATTTCTACGATTGCTTCATGTCTGTTGTTTCCACTGTCGTAATAATATGGGAAATATTTATCGTATTTCTTACTGTATACGTCACTTGTTTCTAACATTTCTGTGCCACGATAGAGCGGAGAACCTTTTATCTGTATGAATGGTAAGTAATTATGTTTCACGTGAAACCTTGTACGAATTCGTAGGAAAAAATACCTTGGTGTACCACATGGATCTTTTTTTAACGCTTCTTCGTGAATAAAGTTTCCGCTCCAATAGTGCGGTTTCCCTACTGGGTAAAAGTTACCGCTATCAGAATGCATCATGGACGGATATAGACTATTAACATCTGCTGTTGTACCATAATGGTAAATCTTATTTTCTTTACCCCTTACAAGGTAACACCAACCACCACGATAGGACTTACGAATATAATCACCGAAAGTAGGATATTTTGTTATCCCTGTTTCTATCTTATAGATATCAGGAAATAACTGTGCGTAATCTGTCTTGTCATAGCCTTTTTTAAACTCTTCCAAACAACATGAACCGATCGTAGGTTTGTCATGCCCCTGTTCTAGCATGATTTCAAGTGCTTCTTTTACCACAAGAACGTCATTTGCAATGTACTCTCGTTCCTTTTCAGTAATCTCGCATCCTGCATATCGGTAACCAGTATATTCCATGTCTAGCTTTTTGTGCTTTGTTGCGAATGATTTCCCAATAACTTCAACAGAGAATGGTAACAGCTTCAAAGAATCACGGAACTCTAACAGCTTATTGTTTGGTAGTTTCTGTGTAATGGAATACCACATTCCTTTATCTGAGATACTGTAGCGCACTTCATTTGTCAACATTTCCTTGTTCTTTTTCCATGAATAAACACCGTTATCATTGTTGAGTGCCTGCTGGTATTTCTTTTGTGCAAGCAAATAATCAAGGATAAAAGCACCATCAAATTTTAGGTTATGGAAAAATGCTATGACATTTGTGTCTAAAGCACGAAAATATGTAAACATATCTTCAATACGATGCAGGATTGTAACATTTTCTGTAAATAGTTCTACGATTGCAACTGCCCATACTTCTGTATGATCTTGGTTGTCGTATACTGTGGTTTCAAAGTCACACATGAACATTCTTGTTGTTCGTTTACTATTCATAGGTGTTATCCTCGATATCCCATGAATAAAGTAATTCTTGTTCATTATTTAAAGCGTCTCGTTCTACAACAGATAGAGCCCTACCGCTAATGATTACCCCTATAGCTTCCAATGAAGAAGCAACGTTTACCCCTTTTGAATCAGTTAAAATTACTTCCAAGTGCAACTTAATAGCGTCCCAGTTATTAGCAAGTCGCTCTCCTACAGCTATTTCACCATCTTTATTTAACGTATTACGATATAGTGCTAATAGAGCAGACTGCGCTTCTTGCGCCATTTCTATATTTGCTCTTTTTCTTTTTTTGCCGTATATTGTTTCTGCAGGAACTGGAGACGTTATACGATTTAAAAAATCTACAGTAAAGTTACTGTTGGCAATATCACCCAACTGCGGTTGCCTTAAATGTAAATCGCCTTTAATATCTCGTGTAGTAGGTAACTTATCAGTTTCCCAAAACTCATTAGCTGATTGTTTATTACGCTTTCTTGTCTCTGCACTACGCTTAGCTCGTTCGGATGCCAGTTCGTGTTTAAGTTTACCAACTGTTGATATTTCACCTGTCGTAGTTGAATAGGCTTCCTGTTTTGCAAGGTTATTAATGTCTGCTTTTAACTGTCTTGTTATATTTGCTAAATCTCTTCCTTGGATGCCCCATTTACGCAACTGAGATTCTGTTTGGTAGACATTCGCACCACGCAACTCAATATTCTGTTTTCTTAATGCTGATATTTTACGCTGATATTGCTTATAGTATTGACTATACTTTGATTTGCTCTTTTTCAATTTTTATCACACCTCTCACATTGTTTTAAATTAAAATAGGGCAGGCGTTCTGCCCACCCTTGTATTTTAGGAAAGAAAAAATTTTACTTTATTTCACTGAGTTTACATCAAGTCCACAGTCAACGAATGGACGACCTGCTTTTGTTTCTCCGCTACGCTTTACGATTGCGTACGGTTTACCATGCATCAACTCATGAATTGACTTCAAAGAAGACTTGAAAGTCTCTGACTGTGTGGAATATACTTTTCCATCAACTGTAATGATAGAAAGCAGATCTGCTTCTGTTCCGTCTTTCTTTACATCCTTGTATTCAAGATATGCGTCTACTGGAATTGTAGTACCGTCTGCTACGTCTTTCATGGAAGTAATGCCTGCGTCCATTGTCATAAGGTACTGCTCTACTTCTGTTAACTCTCTGCTTGCATTTGTGATTGTAATTTTACTCATTGTTATTTTCTCCTTTTTCTTTTACTTATTCTTCTGCTTCGTCTGTATATTCTTGTTTACCTCTTGGCGATAATACTTCTGCCATTTCGATGAACTTCTGTTCATCCATGCCGTACAGTGTCTCAATAACTTCTGTTGAAACTACTGATACTGGTTTAAGTGTTTCTGTCTCTACTACTTTAGTAACCTCTTTCATCAACTTCTTATCATCTGTATAAGTACCTGAGATTGTTACCTCATAGTTATTAACTTTAGCTGTCTCTGTGTCTACACACATGACGATGACTTTAGTTAAAGTGATAGTTCTTGTTATTTTTCTTGCTCTTGCCATTTTTACTTTTTTCACCTCTTTCTTTTTTGTTTTTTGTGCTTGCTAGACTGCCAAATGCACGACTTCTTATGAAGCCGAATCAGATAAAAGGAATCGAACCTTTACACATTGCCACCGATTTTTTCGCCTGCTTGGGTGTCGGAATATCTGTTATTTTTTGTGAGTGGACGGTGCTGTGGACACCGCCCTTATATGGTGTGGTTTTTGCAAGTTGGATGTTATTTATCTTCCTTACATTATTAAGTATATCAGATGTTGCTTGAAATGTCAAGTATTTTTTAATAATTTTTTAACTACTTTTAATTTATTTAAATCAGATATTTTCCATGCCTGTTCATCTATATATTTAACCATTGGAAAATCAATATTAAATTTATACATCCCTGTTGTATCAGTACCAATCCGAATACCTCGTTCTTCATATTTTTTCGGCTCTATAGTGTATGCATATAAATCTCCATTTTCGTCTCTTGCTATATATTTATATTTATCTTTAATAAAGCCGAGAAATAAACTATCTTTAAATAACATTGCGTTTGGCTCTTTATATTCTTGATTAGCCCAATTAACTAGTGCGTCAACACAAAGTAATTTCTCAGTATAAAATAAACATTTATCGCAAGAAATATTACAACAAGGTACAGGTGTATATGTTTCCTTATTAATGCCAATACTATCACCATTTCAAATAATATCTACTATTTCATTCTTAAATTTTTCTTTATTTTTTCATATTTCTATTCTCCTTATTTATAATGTTTCACGTGAAACAATTTTTTAAATGTGTAACAATAAATGCTATTACTAATTTACGGCATCGGAACTAAGATACCTATTACAATTCCAATCAAGTAAAATGTTCCATATATCAATACTGTTAATGCTATGATTAGAATAATTGATTCTATAATGCTTTTTATTTTTCTTTTAATTTTTCTTCTACCCACGAATATAACTCCTTTATTAATGATGCGCTAATTGGCACGTCAATGCGCTGGTCGTTTGTTATATATGCGATATAATATTTTCCATTATCGTATACTTTATGTTTGAGTTTATACAAGAACGCATAGTGTATGTTTGTCTTGTACGTTATGTTGCACACACTTAGTGCTGTACCGTGCTCTTCTCTCATAATATCTTTGATGTGCTCGTACTCCTCAATAGTTTGAGGTGTTACGATTTCCGGGTGTTCGTAAAGCGTTTCGCAGAAGTGATCTTTAAAACGCTTGCGGACTTGTGCGTGTGTTATCCATTCTGACATTATTCATTCATCCTTTCTAATTCTTTGTATCTTTTAAGTGATTTGTATAGTTCACAAAAAGCTTTATCGAATACACTGTTTGTTTCGTAGTCAACATGATTGAACAATATGTCCTCTGCTTCTTTTAATGTTTCCAGTTCTGATTGTGTTAATGATTTCATACTTTTCGTCTCCTTTCCTTTACTGTAATCATATTATAGCATTGTGCCTTTTTAATGTCAATAGGTTTACACAAATTAATCATATAATATTGTACTTTATAAATACAATAACAGTGCACCACTTTAGGTGCTAACTACCTTATGCTTTAGTTCCGTACAGATGTGAGTGAACGCAAAGCGTGAACGGTACACTGTCTTAAGTGAGCACAGAAGCGACAGCACTATACAGAAGTTAGTGAACACGGTGTGTGAACGGTGTATA